AGTACGCCCTTGAACATTCTCTTGAAGCTGTCAGCGAACAAGCGAGCCATCAATTCTAGGTGCTGCTCTGCGCCACGAATCGTAGCGGCTACGGCGACCTTGGTCGTTGATTGCAGTACGTCTGGGTCTAGTCCCTGAGATGCTGCTGTCTGGCCTGTCCGGGCCTCTTTCATGCTGTCTAGGTACTGGATCATCGGGAACGCTTCTTTCCCGAGGAACGGAACGTCTAGCTGCTGAACCATTCCCGGCTGGCGCATTCTGATGATTGAACCGACTTCAGTGTTCATCACATCATCAATATTGACCATCCCCTCGACTACGCCCGTCCTGGGATAGAGCGAGAACGAAAGGCTATCAAGCATACCACGCAGTACGGCGCTTTTTACGCGCTGGATGTCTTTCGTCAGGTCAGCAATGTCGCTGCCAAAGAATACATGGGGCTCAGGATCGCAAGAGAACATGGCGAACGGAATTGAGTCCGTGGCCTCGTTGTTCACGATCTCGTAGTTATTCCCGACAGTACAGATTCTTCGCAACTCAGATATGCCGTCGCCGTCATAGTCTATGTAGCACCAAGCCTCCACATACAGCACCCTCTTCCGGTCGGAGACGGGGCCGGGGATCTCGGTATTGAAGTAACGTGCGTCATATTCCTGGTTGTCAGTAAATGCTGTTTCATCTGACAGATGCTCGTCCAGCATATCGCGGTCATAGCCTAGCGCGACGAGTGACGAGACGGTCGCCATCGTGCGGTGCCCAACTACTTGGGCATCGTCCAGCGAGGTAGCCGCAGCGTCCACAAAGAACTCTTCGGGCGGCATTGTCTCGATCTTGACTCTGTTACGCTTACGCTCGCGCTTGATCTCTACATCGTAGACTTGCGGGATTTCCATGCCCATTGCGGCCATCTGCTGGGCTTGCTCGTCCTGTATGCCTGGGGCTGGCCTACCACCGACCGATACGGCATCTACGCCCTCTTCTTCAAGAAGTAAGCCCAAGGCACCTGCGTCTANCCCNTCAAANGAGTGGGTCTGGACNTCAATAGAGTCGTCCCACCACCACTTAACGAATCCACCTTTATTCATCAGCGCGTCCTTGAACACGCTGTAAAAGATGGATATCGCGTCGTTATCCTGCCTGACGATGTGGTTTAGGTAGTCAGTGGCCTGCTCGCTCATGGCGAGGTCGTTCGCGGTTCTAGGCACGAACTCGACCACCTTCTCACTACCGAAAAACACGCGCATCATGGACGGCAGCACGGCTTGTACGGAATCGCGCACATCTCGGCTGACGACCTGGCTACGGCCATCTACCTCGTTGCCGAACGGATCGCCCTTGTAATACTTGGTCGATTCTGCGCGGACGGGCGAGATATCGTCGTCAATGTACTGAATGGCGTCCGATATATAGGTTCCGACAGCCGCTTGTAGCTCGGTTTCGGTCATGCCTATGCCAGCTTCGGTTTCAGCTTCGTCTATGTAGGCCAAGGTTTCAGCATCTCCAGAAGTCCATCCAANCCAGGCGGTCTAAGGGCACCGTCCGCGTGTTTTGTGCGGACTGAAGCGCATAGCTGTGGTCGTTTAAGTTAACCCGTAGGCACCACCCTACCGGGTCATCCCCCTAGACCACTCCCACCAAATTACGCCTAAGTGTACTCGCAGCGCCACCCGCTCGTCCACCCATAGCAGTACCTGCTTCGGACGCGAAGGTCAAGACAAATGCGTCTGCGCTGTCCGGTGAGGCCACGCCCCGACGCTTCAATTCGGCTTTTCCTTCGATTTTCACCCTACCGCTAGATGTATAATTGTAGCGGATCGTCGTTAGCTCCGTCTTGAGCGTTTCATCGCGTGGGAGCCTCACATCTCGGCCTTCTAGCCAGCTTTTCGCCTTATACCAGAGTTCTGCCCGCAGATTCAGGTAATGATGCCCCATAGCCGGGCTTTCACTGACATTAATCGCGTATGCGGGCAATTTTAGCTCTCGTAGTCTGTCCGCTACACCAGCGCCTAATCCGATGGCGTCAACGAAGATTTCGGTCGGTTTTTCTTCGCTGGAGTCATATTCGGCCTTAATCGCGCCGGTAAGCTGCATGGTATCCAGGTTTCGCCATAATCGGATCGGTTCCGTGATCGCGTTGCCCTTTCTCTTGCATAATGCGGACGCATCAGCCCCGAATCGGGCTACATCGACGCCCCAGATCGTTGGACCGAACTGCGTAGGCTCAATATCCCGGCTAATCGCGCCTGCAACCAACTCTTCAGCTATCACAGTGTCGTCATCGCCCTTCGGGAAGTCTCCCAGGACGCGGACACGGTAAGTATTGGACTCCTCACCGTAGCGGAGCTTGCATTCTTCGATGTATTCGTCCGATACCCGCTTGCTGTTCTCGCAGGAGATGTGAAACGTAGACCACCTGTCTGAGAGCTTGTGGAATGTGTCGTAAAAGTAGCCCGTGCTTCTGATCGGGTTACCTGCCAGCACCATCGAAGCGTGATGAGCGGACATCGAGCCACCTGCGGCCTCATAGACCTGTTCCGGTATGCCGCTCGCCTCATCGCAGATCAACAGAACGTGTTCAGCGTGGACGCCCTGCAACGCATCGGGATTCTCGGCCCTACTCGTCTTAGCCGAAATAAAGTTGCGTTCAGGGTCGGAAATCAGCTCGATTCGGTCTGACTTGACGTTGAAAAGCTCCCTAAAGCTCTTGGGCGACTGTTTTAGCCATGATTTGGCTTCCGGCAGCAGGGCATCATGCAACTGCGCCGATGTAGGTGCCGTAATCACGACTTTCGCATGGTAATGCGTACCAATCCACCAAAGAGCGAGCCAGCTAAGAACGCTCGTCTTGCCTACGCCGTGTCCCGATCTGATGCTGATCCCACGGCTACCGGACGCCACAGCAGCCATAACCTCAGTCTGCCAGGGATCTGGGTCTGCTCCGAGTATTCCTTCCACGAACAAGGTCGGGTCGGCCCGCATCTCCTCAATGGATTCTTCGTAGTTCACTCCACATCCCTGGTGTCGCTGTGCTTTACGTTGATGTTCAGCGCGGCCAGATGCTTCTTCGCATGGGCGGGAGTGCTATGCACCTTGAGCGTGACCCAGCCCTTCGGTCTGCTCACCTCAACCGTCTTTCCCTTCACCCTGTACGGCATTCGACCCTCCACGAAGTATGATCGCTACCACTTAACCCTGTCAGCCCAATAGGCTGCGGACATCTTGCCCTTGGCTATATTCTTCCCATGACGAGCCTTAAAGCTGGCCCGCTTCTTCTTCATACTGGCCGACTCGCCAGCCTTTGGCTTGCCCGCCGTCTTCGCGCCCTGCTCGCCAAACCGTATCGTCTTGATCGTGGGGCCTTCCTTGGCCACGACCACATGGGACTTCGTGGGGTGGCTCGGCGTTCGCTTCGGCTTGTTGTAGCCGTCTACGCCTATCCGCTTCAACCTAGGATCTTTAGGCATCGGGCCTCCAGATATTAGTAGTTTTTTTCTGTTTGACTGTTTACTATTGTGCTGGACCTGTTCTAAGCCCTAAGTTTTTTTTCGGAAATTTGGCTTAGTAGCAACGCTTACGGCACCATTTCGACTGTCTCGCGCTTCGGCTCCAGGCCAAGACGCTTTCGCTGCCAAGGAAGAAGCGTAACCCCACGCTCGTCCAGCCAGGCACTGACAGAGTCCGGGGTTTGGCCCCCCTCGCCGCTGCCAATCTCGAAAGCCTCGATTACCTCACAAGCCGTCTGCATATCCAGCCGTACCGGGTCGCCTACATGGTAAAACTTCAACCGGCCCCGAAGCTGAGTAACGATATCTGCGCCGTTAACTGCCATCGTACCTCCTAATTGGTGTACACGCATAATCCCACATGGGGAGATTTTGGTCAAGCTATTGGGCTTCCAGTGTGTGTTGGGCTGTACCAGTACGGGTGGTTCCATATAAGCTGCGGGGGGGTGCCCGCAGCCTATCCGAAACTGGCCCCGCAGCATAGGCGCAACAGGCCGCGCAGCTTATCCGCGACTCACCGCGCAGCATATCCGCGACAGAGTCCGCAGCTTACCCGAAACGCCAGAGCGCCCGACCGTTGCGCGTAGGCTGCGCCCCGTGCCCGACCCTCGCCAAGCTGCGGCCAAGCTGCGGCCCGATACGGACCCGGACTGAACCCGGGGCCAACCCGTCGCGTTCACGGGCGCGCATCCGTTTCGCCCTCCCGGTGGGCGGGGGCCGGGTCCTAGCCATCCCGAACCCTCCC